GCTAATGGACGGAATTTTGCTGGCGGAAAGACTTTTGCAAGTTATTCGAGAACGTAGAGACCGTGTTTCAGAGATTATGACTTCTGGTGGAGTACAAAGTCACGAAGAGTATAAACAACTGGTTGGCAACGTAGAGTCTTTGGATTATATAGGACAGGAGTTAAGAGAAATCTTAGAAAAGGCAGATTAATGTCCAAAAAATCCGAACTAACCGGCGCTTCCAGCGTAGTTTCCCTAGACCCCGCCTATGTAAAACCCGAAGAACGAGTCTTAGATCCCAGCAAGTTAGACGTGGCTACGTTTAATAGACTGCCTGAACCTACGGGTTGGCGCTTGTTGATTCTTCCTTATAGGGGAAAGGGTAAAAGTCAGGGCGGCGTTCTTCTACCAGATACAGTGGTAGACAGGGAATCCGTGGCTACCGTGTGCGGGTATGTTTTAAAAGTGGGACCTCTTGCCTATGAAGACCGTAAGAAGTTCCCTAGTGGCCCGTGGTGCCGGGAGAAAGACTGGATTATTTTTGGACGGTATGCGGGCGCACGCTTCAAGATAGACGGCGGAGAGGTTCGCGTTTTAAATGATGACGAGGTTATAGCGGTTATACAGGACCCCGAAGATATCCTGCACTTTTAACATGGAGATAAACCATGCCTGAAGAAGCTCAAGACGAGTTAGTTGTCGATATTCCAGAGACTGCATCCAGTGTCGATGTTGTGGTTGACTCGTTTCCTGACGAAGAAGGTGTTCCGGGAACGTCTCAGGAACACGAAGATTACAGTAAAAAAGTCAAACGTCGAATTGACAAGCTTACAAAGAAGGCCCGGGAAGCAGAACGGCAGCAGCAGGCGGCAGTCGAGTATGCCAGAGGCGTTCAGGCGGAAAACAACCAGCTTAGGACCCGGGTTCACGATTTGGACCAAGGTTACATTGAGGAATACGGAGACCGTGTAGCCACGCAGTCTGACTCTCTGTCCAGAGATCTGGAGACTGCGATTGCGACTAACGACACTTCTTCTCAGGTAGAGATCAACAAAAAGCTGTCGCAACTTGCGATAGAAGAGGAGCGGGTCAAGGCGGCTAAACAGCAGCAAGCAGAGTCTGTTCAGCGGGCTCAGTATGACGCTCAACAACTCCAAGCCCAGCAGGCTCAAGCTGCACCGGTCCAAGCCGCCGCACCGGGCCGTCCCGATCCAAGAGCCGTGGAATGGGCGGAGAAGCCAGAGAACCAGTGGTTTGGCGAAGACGACGCAATGACCTTCGCTGCTTTTGGAATACACAAGACTTTGGTCGAACAAGAAGACTTTGACACAAACTCACCAGAGTATTATCGTGTAATTGACGAAAGAATGCGAGAAGCGTTTCCCCACAAGTTTGGGGGCACCACTTCTTATACCGGAGGTAACAGGCCCCAACAGGCTGTTGCCTCTGCTACACGTTCGGGGCCATCCGGGCGCAAAACAGTGAGATTATCCCCAAGTGAAGTTACTATTGCGAACAAGTTGGGGGTTCCTCTAGACCAGTACGCGAAATACAAACGCTAGGAAATGACAATGTCTGAAAACACTATTGATCGTACTCCTCGCGCATCCAAGACCCGAGCCGTAAAAACGCAAAGGAAACCTTGGAGTCCCCCGTCCTTATTGGACGCACCCGACCCGCCAGAAGGCTTTGTCCACCGATGGATACGGTCTGAAGTCAGGGGTTTTGACGACCGGAAGAATGTTTCTGCCCGCATGAGAGAAGGGTGGGAACTGGTCCGGAAAGAAGAATACCCTGAGTTTGAGGCCCCAACTGTGGATTCCGGGACCTATGAAGGTGTCTTTGGCGTAGGAGGGCTGTTGCTGGCCCGTATTCCAATTGAGATTGTTGAGGAACGTAAGGACTACTTTGGTAAAATGAGTTCGGACGCAATGACCGCAGTTGACAACGATCTTATGAAGGAGACGCAGCATCATTCGATGGCGATTCAGAAGCCTGAACGACAATCGCGTGTAACGTTTGGAGGCCCTAGAAAATAGGGCACCTGTTTTGAACCCTTTTGCTTTAAGGAGCAAACGAAATGGCTAACATTAACGGAAGCTTTGGCCTCCGTCCGCTCAACAAGATGGGTGGCGCGGCCAATTCCACTGCTACTTCAAACTATACTCTTTATGAGATAGCTAACGGCAACACAAACAAGCTTTATCACGGCGAACCCGTGATTCCTCTTTCCACCGGTTATATCGACGCTCCGGGAGCGGCGGCTGGTGGTACGGTAGGGCTTTTGGGCGTGTTCCAGGGCTGTGAGTATGTTTCTAGTACCACTGGAAAACCTACGTGGAGCAATTACTGGCCCGGTTCGGGGGCAGATAGCAACCACCCTGTAAAGGCGTATGTCAACGACGATCCAATGCAGCTTTATGTTATTGCAACGGATGCTTCGTGGACCAGTAAGGCTACGGCACGTGCCGCAGTTTTTGCTAACGCTAACTTCTCAACCGCAATTACTGGCACGGATGCCACTGGTGTATCGTTAGGTCGCCTCGCGATCAGCACGATTGCCACTACGGCTGCACTGCAAATGCGGATTATGGGTTGGGTAGAAGACTCTTCTAACGAAGACTTCTCCGCAGCGGGCATTGGTGCAATTGTCCGACTTAATAACCACTTCAATAGCAACAACGGCGCTATTGCTGCTGGTACTCCTTCAACTACTGGCGTATAGGGGGTTTAGAAAATGGCTATCAGTAGAGCACAACTCGTAAAAGAGTTGGAACCCGGCCTGAACGCATTGTTCGGAATGGAGTACGATCAGTATGATCGGGAGCACGAAGAAATCTTCTCTATGGAGAGTTCGGACCGTGCTTTTGAGGAAGAGGTTATGCTTTCAGGTTTTGGAAGCGCCCCAACCAAGGCGGAAGGCAGTGCAGTATCCTTCGATGACGCGCAAGAAGCTTATACAGCGCGTTATACGATGGAAACGATTGCCCTTGCTTTTTCGATCACCGAAGAAGCGGTCGAGGATAACTTGTACGACAGGCTTGCCGGTCGTTACACGAAAGCTCTTGCCCGCAGTATGAGTCAGACGAAACAGGTTAAGGCCGCAGCGGTTCTTAACAATGCTTTCGACAGCACGTATACCGGTGGTGACAGCAAGGAACTTTGCGCTACGGACCACCCACTCGTAACGGGGAGCACGTTCCGTAACGAACTCTCCACTGCGGCTGATCTTAACGAGACTAGTCTTGAACAGTCTCTGATTGACATCGCAAGTTTTGTTGACGAGCGGGGCCTGAAAGTTGCGGTTCGCGGCATGAAACTGATTGTTCCTAAAGAACTTCAGTTCACAGCAGACCGTCTTCTAGAATCTACCCTGCGTACCGGTACTGCGGATAACGACATTAACGCAGTTCGGAACATGGGTATGCTTCCGGAAGGCTACGCCGTTAATCACTTCCTTAGTGACACGGATGCTTTCTTCATCTTGACAGATGCACCCAACGGTCTGAAGGGCTTTAACCGTACCGCCGTCCGGACTTCGATGGAAGGTGATTTTGATACGGGGAACGTCCGTTACAAAGCCCGGGAGCGTTATGCTTTCGGTTGGTCTGACCCACGCGGCATTTTTGGCTCCCCAGGAGCATAATATATAAGGGGAGGGTCTTTCTAACCCTCCCCTGCTTTGTAAATTTTTCTGGGATTGCATAGCCCTAGCGACTGGCCCAGCAGACGCTCACAAGACGCTAGGGCGAAACCTTTGTGAGAAGGACACTACGTTATGGCTAGAACGACTTTTTCCGGTCCGGTCCGTTCGTTGCGCGGGTTTATAACCGCCGGACCCGATGCAGTTGTCAATATAACTGCCGAGACAACCCTTACGTTTGCCGACCATGCAGGTCGCGTCATAGAGATAAATGATGCGGATGGTGCGGTAACTCTGCCGACTATTCAGGCTGATTCCGCAGGGGCGTCTGCCGGTCAAGATGATCCAAATGTAAACAACCAGCTTGGTGCTGTTTACAGGTTTTACATTGGAACCGACGCTACGGATCTTGACATCAAAACAGATGGCACTGACAAATTTCTTGGCTCTTTAGCTGTTGGCGTCACTGATGGCAGTTATAAGGTTTTTATACCCGGTTCATCAAACGATGTGATTTCTATGAATGGCGGAACGCAGGGCGGAGATAAATTCTCTTACCTTGAGATTACTGCCATTGCTGACAATGAATATCTTGTTCAGGGTGTTCTTATTGGATCTGGAACAATTGCAACTCCTTTCGCGGATAGCTAAACCTGAGTAATGGAACGGGGGCAACGCCCCCGTTCTGATAGGAGAGTCTTATGGCAGACGCCGTAACTGCTACCACTGTAATAGATGGCCCCAAATCTGTGGTAATTTATTGCACCAACACAAGCGACGGGACTGGAGAAGCTGCTGTTACAAAAGTGGATGTTTCCGAGTTGTCTGCGCTTCAAGATGGAACCGCTTGCACAGGAGTTCGTATCCAGAAGATTGTGTTTTCTAATGTTGGTATGGGTGTCAAGGTTCTTTGGGACGCTTCGACTGACGTTATTGCAGCACAACTTCCAGCAGATTACTCAGACACGCTGGATTATTCTGATATAAGCGGTCTTCCAAATGTCGCAGCTTCTGGCGGGAAAACCGGAGACATACAGTTTACCACCGTTGGTCACAGCAGTGGAGACACGTATTCCGT